CTCATCTAAATCAGATACAGCTAATATAACAATGGATAACTTTTTAAACCGTAATAATAATAATTTAGTACCTGGTTTCACTAACTCACTTAAGACTAGACCACTTGTGATAGCTAAATTAGAAGCCTATATGAGAGATAGGGCTTGTGTTATTCAATCACGCCGAACATTAGAAGAACTAAGAACATTTGTGTGGAAAAATGGTAAAGCACAAGCTAATGATGGATATAATGACGATTTGGTTGTGTCTTTTGGTATTGGTATGTTTTTACGTGACACAGCTTTAAAATTCTCTCAAACAGGTATGGACTTAACACGCGCTTCACTTGGAGGTATAGGAAAGGTTTCATATCATAACGGACCAAGCGGATTTTATTCACCCCACTCACCATCTCATGACAATCCTTGGATGATGGATAATGGAAGAGGACAGATGGAGGATATTAGTTGGTTGGTTTAAATAAATATTTATAACATATATTAAGATACTATGGGATTATTTGACAATCTAAAACGGTTATTCTCCTCAGACGTTGTTATTCGTAACGTTGGCGGCGATGAGTTAAGAGTAATTGATACAGATCGTATACAGTCATTAGGTACTTTACAGACTAATGCGCTTGTAGACCGATTTACTAAAATTTACACAACATCAGGCGCTGGTATCTATAACGTTAACAACGTTTATAATTACCAAACATTAAGAGTACAACTTTACACTGATTATGAATCAATGGATACTGATGCTATTGTAGCTTCAGCGCTTGATATTATAGCAGATGAATGTACTTTAAAAAATGAGCATGGTGAAATGCTTCATATTCGTTCTAGTGACGAAAATATTCAACGTATTTTATACAACTTATTCTATGATGTATTGAATATTGAATTTAATTTATGGAGTTGGGCTCGTAATATGTGTAAGTATGGTGATTTTTATCTTAAATTAGAAATAGCTGAAAAATTTGGTGTATATAATGTAATACCATTCTCAGCTTATGCAATTATTAGAGAAGAAGGTACTAACCCACAAAATCCTACTTATGTAAGATTCAAATACGATCCAACATCAGTATCTGGTATCACAACTCCACAAACACAATACGCGTTAGGTACAGCTACATCAGATGTTTACTTTGAAAACTATGAAATGGCTCACTTTAGATTAATAAGTGATGTTAACTATTTACCTTATGGTAGAAGTTACTTAGAACCAGGCCGTAAGATATTTAAACAAATGGTATTGATGGAAGATGCGATGTTAATTCATCGTATTGTTCGTGCTCCTGAAAAACGTATTTTCTATATGAACGTAGGTGCTATTCCTCCAAATGAGGTAGAGGCACATATGCAAAAAACCGTTCAAAAAATGAAGAAAGTACCTTTTGTTGATCCACAAACTGGTCAATATAACTTGAAGTTCAATATGATGAACATGATGGAAGACTTTTACATTCCTGTAAGAGGTAATGACCAATCAACTCGTATTGAAACTGCTAAAGGTTTAGATTATAACGGTATTGAAGACGTTGCTTACTTAAGAGATAAATTATTTGCTGCTCTTAAGATACCTAAAGCATTTATGGGTTATGAAAAAGACTTAACTGGTAAAGCTACATTAGCCGCTGAAGATATTAGATTTGCTCGTACAGTTGAACGTATTCAGCGTATATTATTGTCTGAATTAACTAAAATTGCGTTAGTACATTTATATACTCAAGGATATGATGGTGAATCATTAACTAATTTTGAATTATCATTAACTACACCTTCTATCATTTATGATCAAGAACGTGTTAACTTAATGAAGGAAAAAGTTGAGTTAGCAGCTAACATCATGGAAAATAGTTTATTACCAACTGAATGGATTTATGATAATTTATTCCACTTTAGTGAAGATCAATATGATGAATATCGTGACTTGATAATTGAAGATAAAAAACGTAAGTTTAGATTAGCTCAAATTGAAGAAGAAGGTAATGATCCAGATGAATCAGGCCAGGTATATGGTACACCATCTCAATTAGCTACAGCTTATGGTAAAGGTAGAGGTGATGGCGCTGTTCCAACAGGATATAATGAAAAAGATCCTAATGAACCAGTACACTTAGTTGGTCGTCCTAAAGCATCAGCGTCAAATATTAATCGCCAAGATAATCCATTTGGTAAAGATCGTATTGGAACTAAAACATATAGTACTGCTGGTGTAGACCAAGAAGATAGCTTAGCTAAAACTCAATGGAAAGGTGGATCACCACTAGCATTAGAAACATACCTTAAGAACAAAGGAATGTTTGATGGGCTTCCAGTAAATCGTCGCACAACATTATATGAAAATGATTTATTAGATGAAAAAAATATTCGCGACGAAATTAAATAAACTACATATTTATAAATAGTATCATTATACTAAATTATGCGTATCAAACATAACAAATTTCGCAACACTGGTGTTTTATTTGAGCTATTAGTGCGTCAAATAGCATCAGACACGTTAGCAAATACAGATTCTAAAGCTGTTAAGATTGTAAAGAAATACTTTCACAATAGCGAAATTGCTAAAGAACATAAACTTTATCATACTATTTTAACAGCCCCACGTTTATCTGAAGGTAAGGCTGAAGTATTAGTGAATACAACAGTTGATTTAGCTAAAAAATTAAATAAAGAAACATTACTTAAGGAAAAGTATAACTTAATTAAAGAAGTTAAGAAACACTACAATCTTGAAAGTTTCTTCAAATCTAAAGTTAATAACTATAAAACATTAGCCGCAGCTTATACATTATTTGAATCAGCTATGGAAACTAAGTTTGTTGAGCCTAAACAATTAGTGCTTAATAAACTTACTTTAATGGAACATATCACTAAGAAACAATTAGTTGAGAATAAAGAAACAGATGTTGAACAAGTATTAGCTAAAGAAGATAAAAATGTACGTATCTTAGCTTACAGAATGTTAATTGAAAAATTCAATAGTAAATATTCAACATTAAGTGAGCGTCAAAAATTAGTACTTAAAGAATTTATTAATAATATATCTAATCCTGAACACCTTAAAGCATATATCAACGAGAATCTTAATAAAGTTAAAACTGAATTAAGTGACTTAGTTAAACAAGTTGACGATAAGACAACTGAAATTAAGTTAAACGAAGTTATAACGTTGATTAAGCCGATTTCTAACAAGTCATCTGTAAAAGATGAACACTTAGTAGCATTACTTCAATATCAGCAACTAGCTGAAGAAATCAAAAGAGTAAATGGATAAAAAATTCAAATTAAAGACTGAATTAGCTAAGAAGCTTAAAAAAGAAACATCAGTAACTGGTACTGGTGCTTCTGTAACTCCAGGTACTGGTGAAGGTGTTGCTACAAAATACGCTTTTGGTAAACGTGATAATAAAGGCACTCCAAAAGATTGGAAAGCAGCTCCATCAATTCCTAATCGTCCATCTAAAACTATGGACTATAAAGAACTATGGGAAATGGATGTTAATAACACTAGCACAGATGAAATCTTAACTTACTTACAAGCTGCTAAACAAAATGGTACTTTATCACCTGACGCTCAAGAAGTATTTTTACAATGGATGAACACTCCAGGTGCTTCAAGAGAAGAAATTATTAAAGTATTAAGAAAGTTAACAGGCATGTATTTAAAAGAAGGATATGCTCAGTTTATAAAAAATACACCGAAAATGCTTTCTCTCAAATTAAAGAAAGCGCAAAATCATTATTTTTAAAATCTACAAAATTAAAATAAAATGGCAGATAATTTTGACATGAAAAAATTCCTAGCTGAAAATAAGTTAGGACCATATGCGAAAAATTCAGTAGTAGAAAACCAATATGATGATGAGGATGAAGATTATGATCTAAATGCTGCATTTAAGGCATCTCCAATGTCTCATTCATATGAAGATGTATTAGATATTTTTAAATCTTATGAAGACGAAAGTATACTTAATAACTTTAAAGCTAAATTTCCTGAGGATAAAGATATTAGTAGAAAAGATTATGGCGATTTCGCTATGTCTATGATAGATGATATGAGTGAAGTATCATTTATTCAAGCTAATTGGATATCATTAACTGATGATGATGTTTATACAAAAGCTGGATTAGTAGAAGAAAAAGAAAAATTAGCTAAAGAAGATCTAGGTAAAGATCTTGAAGATACTAAAGCAGCAGATATGATGGATTTCTTAGCTGAAGATGAAACAAATCCAAAGACAAAAAAAGAATTGGATGCTATTCAGAAACAAATAGTAGCTGCTCAAAGTAAATTGAATTCTTTTCGTAAAGTGTACAAAGATAAGTACAATAAAGTAAGTAAGGAAAAACAAAAACAATTGGATGCAGCTTTAAAAGCAGCTGAAAGAGATTTTGAAAAAACAGTTACTCCATTAGAAGCTCAATCGAAGAAGTTAAAAGAAAATAAAGAATCTTTAAATGAAGATGCATCCCAAACTGTTATAGATATCTTAGGTATATTAGCTGGTTTAGCTGGTATGGGTTTATCAGGTGTTCAAATTTTAAAGTGGCAAGATAAACTTGAAAAAGAAAATCCAGAATTGCATAGGCAATTAGGACAAGTAAGTAGCACAATTAGTGCTGCTGATCCTTCTAAGAATTTAGAAGAGAATGAAGATGCTGGTGGGATTGAAACAGATATTGAAATGGATTTAATGTATGCTGACGATCCAATTTTATACTTAAAGAGTATTATTGATTTTTGCAATAAAAAAATTGAAGAAATTGAACAAGATGGAGATGGAATAGAAGAAGCTAAAAAAGAAGAAGGATATATGGGAACCCAATATGATTCTTCTGAAGACATGGCTGTTGATATGATTAAAAAAGGAATTACTGAAAAGTTAACTCCAGAAATGTTTGAACGTATGGATGCTTTAACAAGTGACCGTGCTCAAATTGCAATGATTAGAGCAGCTGAAATCATGATGAATGAATTAACTGAAGAAGGATTTGAAGTATTAGACATCAGAGAATATTTTACACAATTAATCGCAAACGATATTTAAAAAATGGCAAAGGCAAAGTCAGCGAGTA